ACCTGGTGGTTACGGCTAGTTACTGTATAACAAAAACTAAAAAAATATAATATCCTCCACGTAAGTGTCGGGGGATATTTTTATTTCTTTTACAATACTTTTCCAAAACACCTGCTTGTCTTGTTCGCCTAACTGCATATACATATCTTTCCAACCGTCAGGAAATCTGCTTTGTATTTTTTTCTTAGTTTCTAGTTCTTCCGTTGCGGCGGTCTGGGATAGTTCTTTTAATTCCTTTGATATAGCCTCATATCTTTCGTCATAGTATTCTTCTGTTATCCTACCTTTTTCAAACATCTTGTTGATTCTTCCCAGCTCACTGGATAATTTTTTCTTTCTCTTTTCCGCATCGTTTCCGCCTGCCTTCACACGACCTTCTGCCCTTAATACATCTAACTGTATTTTTTCTTCGATGTGATCGAGCATATATGTTTCTAATTTTTTTTCTGATCGCGTGTAGGTCTTATGCTTTTGTGCGACAGAGTGGGGGCAGTGATATACTTTGTACTTTTTTCCTTTTTTGCCTATTGCACACCCGGAAAGCCTGCAACCGCAAAGTGGGCATTTCATCAAGCCGGAGAAAATATAAATACGCCTCCTGCAATCCGTCCAAGTTTTTTGGCTGGATACTTCGTTGATTTTTTGCGCTTGTTCCTCTGTGATGTACGGCTCACAGTAGTTTTTTACTCCATACATTTCGCCACGATAAGCCGGGCTGGACATAATCTTAACCAACCTTGTTCTGGTTCTTACAAAATCAGGGTATTTACTCAAAATATAGTCGGCGGTTCCTGCTTTTGAGAAGGTCTGGAAATAATGGTCAAACATATCCTCAATTATTCCTCGCGTCTTTTCGTCTTTTACAATCTTTTTTCCTTCTATGCGATAACCTACCGGCACTTTTCCGCCAATATATTCCTTGTTGTTCCGTTTAAATTCCATAACAGACCGTATTTTCTCGCTGTCTCTGTCTGCCTCTGCCTGCGCTACGGACAGCATAATATTCACTTTAAATATTCCCTGACTTGTCTCTGTCTCATAATCCTCCCAGATAGCCCTCCAAGGCACTTTACACGCGTCAAGGACACTTTGTACCTCGTAGTACCCTGCAACGGCCCTAAACCACCTGTCAAGGCGTGTAAAGAGTATTATATCAATCTCATGTTTCTTGCAATCCTCAAGTAATTGTAAAAGAGCAGGGCGTTTTGTGTATTTTTTGCGTGCAGATATGCCGGCATCGTTATAAATGCCAGCAACCGTATATCCTTGCTCCTCGCAATATTTTTCAAGCGCATCTATCTGCGAATCAACGGACAATCCACTGTTCTTCTGCTCTTGCGTGCTTACTCGCACGTATAAAGCGGCTCTTTTCATTTATTTCCCTTCCTGCCTTCGTACCTCCGGGGCGGGTGCTGCTATCTACATACAACTAAGCCTGTCTATTAGCTTTTTTCTAAGCTTTTCGTATTTCTCGGTTATTTCTTCACTATCCGGAAAGTTAACCAAGCGAAAACAAGCATTTTCAAATTCGTTAACCAATGCTATGTTTTCGTATCTTTTTAATTCTATAGCTTTTTGCGGCAAATCGTCATAAAAAACTTTTAAATCGACACCTAGAGCGCCTGCGATTTTTGATAAGGTCTCTACCTTTGGCTTCTTTTTTCCGACTTCGTACTGGTAAATCATGGCAGCTGAAACACCTAGACATTTAGCAAGTGCCGCCTGTGAAACTCCCTTTTGTAGGCGCACAGTTTTGATTTTTTCTCCTATCATTGACAAAGTTACATCTTCTAATGCTTTTTCTATTGCATTTCGGCACTGTTCTTGGTTAAAATCTTCGACACCTTCATATTCTCGACTTGGTACGGTATCAGCGAAAGTGTAAAAGTATGGCTCGCCGCTTTTTGTGTAATTATATCCAAGATTTAAAGCGGCAGCAAGTTTGGCTACTGTATCTTTCTTCGGATTTAATTTCCCGTATTCATAGCGTTGAATGGTATATGTCGAAAGTCCGCTTTTTTTACCAAGCTCTTCTTGCGTTAACCCCTGCCTTTTTCGCGCTTGTCTTAATCTATCTGAAAAACTCATAATTTTTTCACCTCTCTATATCTCCTCTCTTGATTTAATCATATTGTACATGATAATGACTATTATGCCAAGAAAAAAATACACGAAAATATATTATTTTTTATATTCTACGATGTCGCACACCTGGCAGTCCAATTTCTCGCACAAATACATAATTGTATCTATATTCACGTTCCTGTCGTGCCGCAGCTTGTTGACCAGTGCCGGGGAAAGATTAAAACTTTCCTTATCTAATAGGTTAGAACGCTTTAGCCCTCTACGTTCTAGTGTGTCCCATAAATTACTATATGAGATGCTACCTTTATATATGTTACTTCTTTTTCTTGCTCGTGTTTCCATTTAAAAAGCCTCCTTTAATCGTTATAAATATATAGTACATTATTTTGAAATAAATATCAAGAAAAAAATAATATATTTTCGTGTATTTTTCTCTTGACATAATAGTCACTATCGTGTATAATGTGAGTAAATCAAGAGAGGAGATACAAAGAAATGAAAAAATACAATTTATCAAACATTATGAAAAGAGCATGGGAGTTAGTTAAAAAGGCAGGTCTTTGCATCTCCGAAGGATTGAAATTAGCATGGAAGGAAGCAAAGAACATGGGAGAAACAATGGAGGAAAAGCTTATCCGCCTTGGCTATAAGGTGTGGGAGAAGGGCGACATGAAACGCATCTATATTAATGACTTTCAGAAATATTTGGAAGTCGAAGAAACTAATACGCCAGCAGCAATGGGACGTGGAAGAATCATTAATGGCATCTGCACAGATGAATATAAAAGCTTTGCGCAGCGTCAAGCATTAAGCCTTGTTGACTGGGGATTTGGAGCTAAATTGTATTACGACTGTAAAAAAGAAGACTGGTTTTGTAAGAATCCGGGAGGAAGTTTAATTAAAAAAATCCTCTGGACAGTTGTCGATAAAATAGAAGTTTTATAATAAATACCCGCCCCGGAGGTACGAAGGCAGGAAGGAAGAAAGCATGAAAAAGTATAACATATATAAAGCTACACGAGAGATTAAGGATAGAGACATTTCAGAAATAGTGCAGGGGTGTACATTTTTTTGCGATGGTGTTTCTGAAGAATTAATAAAATCTTGTGATACACTAGAAGAAGCAAAAGAAGTCTTGGCGAAATATAAGACAGATATTACAGCTTACGGCGGGTGTTATCTGGTTACAGAATACTATGTTCTGCCAGAAATCTATGACGAAGATGGCGAAATTGTAGAATCTGGAGATATCGAAGAGATTACTAAAATGAAAATCGGTGTCGAAGATGAAGATTGGAATGTTGTAAAAACATTTGACAATCTAAAAGAGGCGGACAATTTTATACATAGTGACGAAAGAGAATTGACGCTGATTTATTAGGATGAAAGGGGGAAATGGTATGCAAAAATTCAATAAAAGGAGAAAACTAGATAGATTCTTAGCCACTTTGCCTGAGGGCATGGTTTTTAAGTCAAATAATGAGTTTAGGATAAAAATGCCAAACGGATATATTAGTATTGGATATTATTACCATGATTATCATGCATTTGGGGGACATCGTAATTCTGAATATAATACTATACAAGAAAATATAGACGCGGTAAAAGAACTCATTGACAAATACGGTAAAGGGGAGTAGGATATAGATAAGGTTTTTAATAGCTCCATTTTGGGATGTAAATGTTAGCTTAGTTTTGTACCTTAAAAACATTAATAGTTCCATTCTGGAAGGCAAAGCACTTGTTTCGACAGGTGCTTTTTTATTATTTTGAGAAAAAAAGAAAAGAAGGAAGAATTGATTCCTCCCTCTTGTTAGTTGTCCTGTTAGTGGACTAATTATTTTAAATTAATAGTTATCTTCTTGTCTGTCCAGAACGAAGCACTATATTCTAAAATCACTTTCTTTGCATCTTTTGGTACTTCGTAGTATGCTGTAAAGCTTACGTTCTTTCCTGGAGACAAATTAGTGTTAACAAAATCACTGTTTCCTATGTATTGCTGTTCGCAGGCTGAATTGTCCGCATAGCATTCGCAATCAGATACAGATACATACTTGTCGCCTTTTTCTGCAATATTTTCACAGGTAAAGTCTACAGCTACATATTCGCATCCATCTTTTGGAGTGAAATACTCTCCGGCATCATATCCAAATTCAGCCTTTTTAGCAGTTACTTTTAAACCGTCATTTTCAAAAGATTCGCCAACCTTTACGCTGTCTTTCTCTTTTGCTTCTTCCTTTTTGGCAGTTTCTTTCTTAGCCGCTGTTGTTGCGGTAGTACTCTTTGTCTGAGAATCAGTGGAAGAACTGTCATCGTCACCACCACCCATTGCCATTCCTAAAACAGCCAGAACGATGATAATGATAATTACCCATTTCAACTTGCCGCCCTGTTTCTTCCGACAATGAGGACACACTTTAGCTTTTGCATCAATCTCTTCTTTGCAGTACTTACAAACTTTAGTTTTTTTCTTGCTCATAGTTTCTTCTCCTTTTTTATTATTACTATATTAATAATTTAGGTAAAATTATACAGGATATTTATGATTTTAGCAAGCATAAATGTAAATTTTATATCATATAATTAAACAAAAACAGAAAATACTTGATAATAGAGAACGAATGTTCTATAATATAGAGGGAGGGATACTATGGAAGAAAGAAAAAAAGAAGAGATTCTAAAAGAAATTTTTACTCTCTTAGAACCTCTCCCTAAATTAAAATTAATAAAGATTTTAGTTTACGTCAAAGTACTGTTTTACTCCTGAGTAGAAGTTAAAAAATCTATTAATTTGCTGACGGTCAACTTGTTTTCCTCATTAAGTTGACCGTATCTTTTCAAAAGGCTGGCTTCTTGCGTTGCTTTTAAAATGGCAGATTTTTCAGTTTCGCCCTTGTCTTCCTCGTCCCAACCCGTAAGCGTTGCTGGGGCAATGCTTAAAGCGTCAGCAATTTTTTTAATCATTTCGGCATCTACACGCTTGATACTTCCAGCTTCATACTTCTGCACGGTAGCCTCGGTTATTCCTATTTTTCCGCCAAGTTCCCTGAGCGTCATTCTTTTCTTTTCCCTGTAAAACCTAATGTTATTTCCAACCTTTGTTGTAAAATCGCTCATTTCTTAATTCACCTCCTTCCATATATATACTATCATATTATGAAAGAAAATCAATACAAAAATAAAAAAAACTTTCACAACATGCTTGACAACTTTCATAATATGATATATAATCTATCATGTAAGGAAAAACAAAGCACCGAAAACCGAAAGGAGGCGCAAGATGAATCTTTCCAAGTTAAGAGGAATGATTGCGGAAAAAGGACAGACCTATAAAGGATGTGCTGCCGCAATTCATGTTAGTCCACAGACATTTACAAAAAAAATGCGTGGCGCGACAATATTCGACATTGAAGAGGCTAACAATTTAGGTGATTTTCTTGAAATGACAGGAAAGGAAAAAATAGATATTTTTTTATCCTAAAACTATCATGATAAGAAAGCGATTTATCATAATAAGAAAGAAGGTGACTAGATGAAAAATATTCAAATCTTCGAAAACAATGAGTTCGGTTCAATTCGGACACAGATAATTAATGATGAACCGTACTTCTGCTTAGCGGATGTTTGCCACGCATTGGACCTTGAACAACCTAGCAGAGTCAAATCAAGATTAAAACCCGATGGGGTTACTACTGGTATGGTCATCGACAGCGTAGGCAGGAGACAAAATGCAAACTTTGTGAATGAACTCAACCTTTACAAAGTAATCTTCCAGAGCCGCAAAGAAAGTGCAGAACGCTTTACCGACTGGGTAGCCGGAGAGGTTCTCCCGTCTATTAGAAAGACAGGTGGTTATCAGAAGCCCGCAACAATAGCGGAGCAGATAGGTTTACTCGCCACAGGCTACGGAGACCACGAAGACCGTATAAAAAACCTTGAGAGTAATATGGTGATTGACTACGGACAACAACAGACACTGCGACAGCACGTCAATAAGGCAGTCCTGAACGCATTAGGCGGCAAGAATACAGAAGCATATACATATATCAGCAAAGTTGTATTCTCCGAATGTAACAGGGACTTGCAAGACAGATTTAAAGTTAACAGCCGGAACAATATCCCTCGCAAACGATATGAGGAAGCTATTGACTATGTAGATAACTGGGAGCCGAAAACAAATACAAAGTTAAAGATTGACGAGTATAACCGTCAACAGAGATTTGAGGTGTAAAGATAGAAGTAGGAGATATAAGGGGGATGCTTGCAATAGCAAGAAAAGCACGTGGAATCACTCAGAAAGAACTGGCTGAAAGATGTGGATTAGCCGAAGTTACAATCAGACAATACGAAACAGGCAGGCGATTTCCTAATGCGGAAACTTTGAAACGCATCACTAAGGAACTGCACGTGAAAATAGTTGTGATACCCGAAAGGAAGTTAGGAGGTGAATAAAAAAATGAATGAGCCTCCAAGAAAAGAGTATGTTATTAGATTACTCTACACCCTCTTAGGACGACAACAAGGTGTAGAGTATGACAAAGTATTCTACACTGATAAAGACGGTGTAGAGCATGAGGTAAAAAAGGAAGAGCCCTACCATTAAGCTCTTGCCAAATAAAACATAACTAGATTTTACAAAAGACTTGGCAATTTGTCAAGATAGGAGGTAGACGTATGGCAATAATGAGAATAAATAAAACGACAGACTACACCGTTATGTCGAATTATCATTTTAGAGAAAAGGGTATGTCTTTAAAAGCAAAAGGCTTACTGAGTCTTATGCTTAGTTTGCCAGAAGACTGGGACTTTACAGTCAAAGGTCTGGCAAACCTAAATAAAGACGGCGTAGACGGCGTAAGAGCCGCATTAGAAGAGTTAAAAACATTCGGACACCTGAGAGTGACTCGTGAGAGAAACGAAAAAGGACAGGTAAGCGGTACAGTTTACGACATTTACGAAAAGCCAACACAGGAAAAACCTGTATTGGAAGAACCTAAAGAGGAAAAGCCTATATTGGAAAAACCAACACAGGAAAAACCCATACAGGAAAATCCAACGCAATTAAATACTAAAGGAATAAAATACTTAAATAATAAAATACTTAAGGAATCAAGTACTAAAGGAACAAAAGAGAGTGTGCGCACGAAGGAGCCAGAACAGTATTTCGAGGACGAAGAACTTAACTGCAAGTTTTTGGAATTCCTTGCCATGCGTAAAAAAATCAGAAAGCCAGTAAGGACAGACAGAGCTTTGAAAGCTTTACTCAAAAAATTACACGAGCTGTCCGGCGGAGATTTGGGAATGATGAAAAAAATCATAGACCAGTCATTGGACAAGGAGTGGTTAGGATTCTTTGAGCTGAAAACAGGTAACGACAGCACGAAGAACATTAACGACCGACTGTACGGAGATATACAGCACTGGGCAGCACAGAAAGAACAGGAGGGAGGCGGAATGTATGACGATTTCGGAGTTTTCTAAAATTGTAGCCGCATTAAAGACCGTTTACACGGCTCCGGGATTTGTTCCCAACGAACAGGCGTTAGACATGTGGTACCGCTTAGTAGGTAAGAACAACGACTATCAGACGATAAGCGTGGCGGCACAGATGTACATGACAACAGGCAAGTTTCCGCCGACACCGGCAGACATTTTGGAGTGCACCAGTAAGCTCAAGGCAGAAAGCAGCTACCTGAGCGAGCAGGAAGCATGGGCAACAGTGGCAAAGGCGTGCAGTAATGGTATTTACGGCTACAGAGAGGAGTTTGACAAACTGCCCCCTACGCTGCAAAAGGCGGTAGGAACGCCACAGACGCTCCATGACTGGGCGGTAGTAGATTCAGCGGACTTTCAGACGGTCATACAGTCAAACTTCCTCAGAAGCTACAGGGCGGCGTTAGAAGCACAAAAGGAGATAGACAAGTACCCACCGAAGCTCCGAGAAATGATAAGAGCGGCGGGGGCGATAGAACAGAAAGAAACAGTACCAGAACTCCCCACACTGGGAGAAATAGTTGGGCGGTTAGAACAGGATAATAAAAATTATGCCACGGAACAATGTAGTGGAGCGTTGGGGGATTGGATAGCAGGAAAGAAAGAGAGGTTAGGTTATGGATGCAATGATTAATGCGACATGGTTCCAGGCGAAGGAATATGACGATAAAGTGATGGGGAAAGGAGTAATCCCGGCAGAAGTCACGATTGCTGTCAAAGACAAAGAGGTGGCACAGGGACTGCTTGAGCTGTTTAGACTGGGCGTTGAAAGAAGCAACGACATGAAAAAGATAGAGGCATACGCCAGAGGCTACAACGAACTGAGCAAGGCTATTAAAGAGGCATGGGGGGACAGGAAATGAAACGAGGATTTTACCCGGCTAGAGAGTATTTAAAGACACAGCACCTTGAGGCGGAATATGAGTGCAGAACAGCACACAAAGCAATCAAACGAGGTGCGGCAAGTTACAACGAATATGAGCAGGGATACGAGGAGGAAGAAGAGCAATGACACTATACGAGATTGACAGTGCAATCATGGACTGCGTAGACGAAGAAACAGGAGAAATTATTGACCTCGAAAAACTTGAGGCTCTCAACATTGAGAGAGACAAAAAGGTGGAGGGAATCGCGCTGGCGGTAAAGAATTATGCCGCAGAAGCAAAGGCAATCAAAGAGGAGGAAGAAAAGCTTGCGAAACGCCGCAGAAGTTGCGAGAACGCCGCACAGAAGTGCAAGGACTATCTGTCCCATGCTCTTGACGGTGAAAAGCTCAAGACGGCAAGAGTCAGCGTGTCATACAGAAATAGCGAGTCTGTAACCATTGACGACTTAGGCAGCCTACCAGAGGAATACATCAGGATTCCAGAGCCGCAGGCGGACAAGACAGCGATTAAAAAGGCGATTAAAGCCGGGAAAGAGGTCACAGGGGCACATCTTGAGACCTCAAAGAGCGTGATTGTGAGGTAAGGGAAGATGGGAGAAATTCACAAAAAGTTGCAAAAAATTCAGGCAGAATTAAAGGTACCAAAAAGCAGGTACAGCGACTTTGGAAAATACAACTATAGGAGCTTAGAGGACATCTACGAGGCGGTAAAACCGTTGTTAGACGAAGAAGGTTTACTACTGTCCATTAGCGACGAAATCGTCATGTTGGGCAACCGATTTTACATAAAAGCGACAGCAGTTTTGAAAGACGTAGAAAGCGAGAGTAATTTTTGTACTACAGCATACGCCAGAGAAGAAGAGAGTAAACCAAAGATGGACGCGGCACAAATTACCGGAGCGGCATCAAGCTACGCAAGGAAATACGCATTAAACAGCTTGTTTCTTCTGGACGACTCGAAAGACGCGGATACAGATGAATACAAACGCAACGAGGTTGTCACAGAAAAAGAAGCGAAACGGCTCTATGATTTGATGCAAAAAAAGGGAATGACGGAAACCCAGATCAAAGAATGGGCAAGTCAAAGAGGTTTAAAATCATTGTATCAGACGACACAACAACAATATGCCGAAGCCATGAAGGAATTAGGACTAAAATAGCATGGATTTAACTGGAAAAATAAAAAACTTAGCAGTGGATTATTTTAGCAAAAAGATAACAGTTACTCTGGAGATCAATGAGGCGGAGCGGTTTATAAAGGGCGTGGACGAGCTGAAAAAGCTGGAAAAGTTGTCCATAATAATTAAACCGTTCCGCAAGAAAAGAAGCCTGTCGGCAAACGCCTATTTCCATGTCTTGGTCGCCAAAATAGCGGAGAAAGTCGGCACGAGCAAGGCGGAAGTCAAAAATTTGATGATAGGCAGATACGGACAGCCGGAGCTGATAAAAGGAGACATAGCAGTTTTAAAAACCAATGTCCCAACCGACATCATGTACAAAAAAGAGGACGTTCACACGGTTGCGATAGGACGGCGGCTAGAAAAAGGCAAAGAGGTAGTGTTTTACAGGCTCATGCGAGGCTCGCACACCTATGACAGTCGGGAAATGAGTGAGCTAATCAAAGGCACGATACAGGAAGCGGAAGACTTAGGAATCGAAACGCTAACACCAAGAAAATTGGAACAAATACTAGGAAAATGGAAGCCAAGAAAGGAAGAAGAGAAATGAAAAAATTTGAATTAACAACAGAATTTATCACAAATGCATTTGGAAAAAAGTTATTTAGAATTAAAGCACTGGTTGAATTTGGAGACGTGAAAGCTGGAGAACTTGGAGGATATGTAGAGAAAGAGGGAAATGTATCGCAAGCCGACAACGCATGGGTTTCCGGCAACGCAAGGGTTTCCGGCGACGCATGGGTTTCCGGCAACGCATGGGTTTACGGCAACGCAAGGGTTTACGGCGACGCATGGGTTTCCGGCAACGCATGGGTTTACGGCGACGCAAGGGTTTACGGCAACGCAAGGGTTTCCGGCAACGCATGGGTTTCCGGCAACGCAAGGGTTTCCGGCGATGCAGAGCATCCGGGCAACGCAAGGGGTCCCGGCTACGGAAGGAGGAACGC